ACCTACACTCTCAAAGATTGCATCGATGTAAGTTCTTAGGAATACTGATGGGAATAAATGCTCTACATTTACCTTAGTCAAATCGTTATCATATCCATAGTCAATCAGTGGATAGCAATAGCCATCTGTATGATCGTTAGTCCATGATGCTACTTGTGTTGCATAATCATAGGTATGGTCATAAGCAGTCAGATCGAATGCAGTCAATTCAGCAGTACCTAATGCATTGAAGATGTTACCTACATTCCCTAAGATCATTACCTCATACTCAATCTTACTATCATCATTGATCGTAATCGATAGCATCTGAAGATACCCATTAATCTGATTCTCATCATCAATGGTCAATACCCCTTTTACCTTTGCATTCGGATTGAATGAACCATCAGTAATGTTCACATCGAAGATATTACCAAACAGCAGATTGTTGTTCTTTGTTCCTGGTATCTTAATGGTCTTTGAGTAGTTACTGTTCCTCTTATCAGGGAATCTAATATCAGCTATTGAGAAGTTTAATGGTGTACTAACATCATCATACATATCAATGCTACCACTACTCGGTAAGAATATCTTTGTTCTGCTCATTATAGTCTTTGTCTGTATCTATCGTAACTCAATGTATATTCTAACTGTAAATTAAACAGCTTTTCATTCACTACCTTTTTCTTCTCGAATGATGTATTGGTAATGTTAATCGGGATCAGATATAACCCATCATCTAATCTTACATCCGGTGAAGTAACTAACTGCTCTAACCATGCTAACTGCTCCTCTGTTACCCAATCACTCTGAATGTTTATCTTATCTTTTATCTTTGTATGGTATTGTGAATATGCTCTATCGTTAGGACTGTTTACAAATGAGTAACTGCTACCATATGATCCTAAGTCTTTCTTAAACATTGATCGTTCTATATCCATTGTCTCCTTACTCACTAAGGTAAAGTTAAACGTATCATATCCACCTAACTCATTCAGGAACTGTAATCTTCGTTTCTCATATCGTGTGCAATCAGCGATAATCTTATATTCTGCTTCTTTCGATATAGCCGCATTGGAACTGTTAAATGTCTGAACAGTATAATGATCTACCGAACCTGTTATTATTGGTTGAACTCCTAAAGTGAACTGTGCATCCGGAATATTAAGGATGTTATAAGGCCCTGTAGGAATCCTAAGGAATCTGCTTGTACTATATTTGTTATCTATTTTAAATGTACCTATCAATGTATTTGCACTATTGTAAGTCATTACCTTAACATAGCTTGTATCTAAGTTATAGTTATTCCAATACAGCCATGCATTATCATCTACAGTCAATTGCATACCATCTACTACTAATGGATTCTGTGTTAAGAACTCACCGATATAATCACCACTTGCATAGTTACAGAATGTCGGATAGTCCAGTACTGCATTCCATAAGTACTTACCTGATATGGTTGTTAGATTCGGATAGATTACTGTTCCACTTGATCCATAGGCCTCACCGAATTTAACCTGGTATTGAACATTACTATTTGTATTCGGAAGTATCCGATTGTCATCTGCTGATATATCTACACTCACTCTGCTCTCCAGTAATGGTGATACGTTTACCTTACCACTTAACTCTGTTGGATGTGGAGGAATCAACATACGATCTACCTTCACACTATTCACATAGATATCCGCTACAAACTTGAAGTTAGGTTGAGCCACATTGGATGAGGTTACAATATACACCGCATCATTATACGCAGGGAATAAGTTAGCCGGTTGTTGTCTTACTGTTATTGCCATTATTCTAAATTAAAATCTATTAGTATCTCTCTGCCTAATGCAGTGGATAGGTCTCTACTCATGTTATCTAATATGTTATTATCAAATGCTTCATCTACAAAGTTAGTCGGTTTGATACCCTTCTTTGATATGCTCCTACCGATTAGATATGCCAATGTCCTCAATGCTTTCTCCTTTGCTAATGGTTTCTTTCTCTTTACTAACTGACCTTTTTTGTTCCTATAGCTATTCTGTATCCCTTTGTAGTTTATCCCTCTATTAGCTATGTGCTTTAACATCGCATTAATCGGAGGCATCTTACTTCCTTTCCTTCTACCTCCATCTACATACTTCCAGTAATCAGCCATACTAATCTCCATTACCATGTTGGTAGCGAATGATCTAATGTTAATCGATATGCTCTGAACTAATAACCCCTGTGCTATTCTATCATTCTTCTCTAATGAATCAGCTAAGGCATCAATGATGATCTGCTTATAGTTCTCTAATATCTTTCTCGGACTATCTTGCATTCTTCATCTGTTGGTCTAACTGCTCCTTAATATAGTTCTGCTTATCCTTATAGTAACTCAATGAATTTAAGAACTCTATCACATTCATCTCTAAGAAATACTCCCATTTCGTTCTATCGTTATTGCTGAGGTTGTCTAAAGTATAATACCATCCCCAATGTTTGACAAAGCCAGGTCGGTTGCTTCCTTCGTTTTCTTCTCCAGCTTCTTCATCTGTAATTCCAAAAAGTCGTTTGTACCTTTTATTAATCGCTGATAATTCAACAAAAAAAAACCACTCATACTAAATACCATCGGCATTCTCATATTCTCCTGGATGTACTTCGCTCTATCACTTACTATCGTATCTTTCTTCTTACCATACCAATTGATCTCCTCACATAACACCGCTAAGAATGTATGCAGGTTATCATTGATCTTATCTTTATCCTTTACTAATTCAGTTAAGTCAATGTACTGACCTGCTGATACACTCCGCATATTAAGGTTAAATCGATATCGTTTCTTACCGATGCGAATCTTTGAATGTATCTTCTGCTGTTTTGGTTTCTCCTTAATGAATGTTACTTCCATCAGCTTCTCTTTCAGCTTGTTTAAGGGAATCTCATCTGTGTAGTAAGCTATTGACTTATCTGTTAATGTTGCCAGGATACCGATTGACCTTTCGAGATCATCAGTATAATCCTCATCAATCTCTTTGCAGAGATCCTGGTACTGCTTAATGTTTATATCTTTCCATTCCATAACTATAAGTATAAGAATGAATCAATTTGTGCAACTAAACAATGTGATAAATACCCGAATGCTTATTTGTTTTGAGGGAATGGTATCCGATAGCTGTTGCCATTACAGCATCATCATGGAATCCATTAGGTGCAGAGTACCTGACTGATTTAGTCTTTGGATTGTATTCGTATGTGAATAGTTCTAACTCCTTAATCAGCCAGTCTCTATCCAACATCTTTACTTCTTTATTCTGATTCGCTACTACTAACTGCTCTATTATATCCTGCTTACTCTTTGATGTGGTAAGGAATGGTATAATCAAACCACTATCATTCACCCGATCTCTCAGCTGCTCAAAGATAGGATCACCGATACCATTCACCTCAACAAATGTAGAACAGCTAAACTCGTTTATTCTTGCTATTACTTTACCGATGATATTTGACCAGGTATCTTTATTCCATCTCTCAATGTAATGCATCTCTCCGGTCTCATTGAACACAGATAGAACAGTATAGTCATCCGCTCTACCGATGTCGAGACCTGCATACATCCGATTAGTCCGTTCAGACTTAGTAATCAATGTAAGATCATTGAATAGTCCTGCACCACCATCCACGAACTCGGCCATGTACTCCTGGCGAAACACATGATCAGGTAGTGTTGATCTCGCATCATCTATCTCAGTCGGATTGATTAATGGATTATCATAGGAGGTCATCTGAAAAGACTTATACTGACTATTCTGATTCTCCAGGTTGAATATCTGATGGAAATGATTCTTACCCTTTGGTGTAGATATTAATAGAACTTTTTTACCACGAACAAGAACTGTCGCACGACGTACCTCAGTCCATGCCTCATTGTCCATAAAAGCGCACGCATCACATACCAGGTAGTCAAAGGTAAAACCACGAATATTATCATAACGCTCAGCACTAAAGAACTCAATAGTGCTATTTTTATGCGAACTAAAAGTAAGTTCAGTTCCATTCTTACTTTTGAATACATGGGGATTCTCGGCAAAGGCATTCTCTATATCTTTAAATACTTTCTTTGATTGTTTGTATATTGGACTTACCCATCCTATCTTACAATTCGGAACATTAAAAAACCAATATAATACCTGATTGACAGCCAACAAAGACTTGCCGAACTGTCTACCGATAGATAACACATAGTACTTATGATGTCCATTAGCTATCGATTCGTGAATCATCTGCTGATTCTGATGTGGACTGTACAGAACTACCGAAAGCGGCTGTGACATTTGTATTGGTTTGGTTTACTTCTGATTCTGTCTTATCTTTCCAGTTCTCTTTATCGATGTTCTTCAAGGCGAAGATAGCACCACCAAAGGTAAACGTATCTAACTTAGTCTCGTATGCTATGAGTACACAGTCGATTGCTCTTTTTATTGTGTCGGAAAACTGATTGCTTTCTTTTCTCCATCCATTCAATGTATCTCTATGTATACCTAAGTATAAACACAGACCTGTAATGGTGATTATCTGCTTTTCAGTAACACAATACTCAAAGTATTCAATGCACTTCTCCTCTAATAATTCAGGTGTAGGATAGATGCGAGGTCTCCCTCCATTATTCCCTAACTTAAAGTAGTTTATCTTTGGTGCTGCCATTATATTAACTTCCCTATTCCTTTTAACTGATTAACTACATCTGTATTATTATCGTAATGTGTTCCGATGTCTAAACTCAATACCTTTTGTACCTTTGCTTGATTGCTTCCGGTAGCATATACTCTGCTCAATGGAATACCTAACTCTTTAGCAGTACTTAGCATATTAGATACACTATGTCTCGCTGATATGATATAGACTGTCTTTCCTTCTTCTATCTTTCTCTTTGCAAGTTCTTTACCTTTATCAGTAGTTAGTGTATCATCATAATCAAAGGATATCTTATTCTCATCTGCCATCTCAATAAGACCTAACTCTCTTAACTTATTATGTGACCAGGACTTAGCAGATAAACCACCCCATGAGTCATACATTAACTTACCACATCCATCAGAATAACTCTTTGAACTATTAAGATCAACTTCATGTCTTGAAAGATAAGAGTACATTCTCTGTATAGTCTCAACAGATATAGGTTCTCCTTTGGCTAACTGATTCGCTCTGATCTTACCTACCTCAGTACCACATGAACCCCATCCATTCTTACTCACCCAATCTAAAACAGCTTTAGCATTGTTTCTTACACTATCGGGATAATCAGAATAAGATCTGTCTCTTATACACATCTCCGAGCCCACGAGACCAGAGAGGATCTCGTATGCCGTCTTCTGCTTGAAAA